CATCTGGTCGACACTTACAAAGAACCTCGCCTTCATACCAATAGAAGCTAGCCTCTGCTACCTTGCCTTCAGCGTTAAGGTAGATGTTGCCTTCTTCAATCATATGCTCTTTCATACCTTTGATTGCTGTCATTTCAGCTTCTTTAATAACTGTTAGGCCGCGCTCCTCATACTCTTTTTTCAGTTCTTTGTTGGCATTGGTATAAGGAGAACCCATAACAACTGCGACTGTTTGGTTGAAAGCTTCCTCACCCTCTACCAGTAAAGCGTGGGCCGCTGTACCAAAGTTCATTGCAGGAGTTGTCTCTTGGACTTTCTCCACCGCATGCAGTTGCGATTTGCCAAAGGCTCTAATCTTACTGCTACTAATACCAACACCCGCATGGTAAACAGGGTTAGGTATATCTGAGAACACCAGGGTGTCGCCCTTTTGCTCAGACTCAAACTCTTTTAGTTCTTCTATTATCATATTCATACTCCAAAATCATCGTTTGCACGACACTATCATTAAGCATTGGCTGAGGCCAATACCGCAACTTGTTGTATAAGTTTAGCATGTTGTCTTCAAAAGACAGTCGCTTGTTATACATAGGGTTTCCTATTGAATCCCAAAAATCTTCTATTTGTTCTAAGGTATCTCTACCACCGCCAACATATTTTAATTCTGCCTCTGTATAGTCATAAGGTATAAACATAAAATCTCCCGTCTCTTTCCTAAATGGATAACAACGTGTTGGCTTACCTATCTGCATAAATATGATTGACGATATTAGGGAACTTGCCCGAATAATCGACTTTAATTAAATCTGGTTTGTTAACTTCTGTTTGTCTAAACAAAGCTTCATCTACTGTAGAGGGTGGGGATCTTCGCAAGCTATCACCACTTACCATTTTGTTCCACCAAGCCACAGCTTTTTCTCTTGCATAGCCCGAATGTTCAAAGCAGATGTACTCACTAATAATCTTATTGGGTGTCTTGTAGCTGACCTTGAGCACAGGCAACGGCTTGCCTTGTTTCTGATGATTACCAAACCACATGTTGATAACCTTGGTATCGTAGCGTTCTTTCTTGGCTGTTTTAGAAATAATATCTAACTTAGATGCGACCAGCTCTAACTCTAGCTTACGCATAGGATAGACATAGCCACAATCTGGACAAGTCGTTACGGCTTTAGGCACATATGACTTACATTCTGGACAGCTCTTGACCAGGGCTTCACCTGTCTTTTTGCGCTTGCCTTTTTGGTTGGGCGCTATTTGATTGATTGGACCATGACGTTCAATATTCTTGGCAAAGTCTAGAATTAAACAATCTTTCTTACCCTCTGCTATACGCATGCCTCGACCCATCATTTGCACATATAAGCCTGGTGAATGTGTAGGCCTTAGCATTATAATTAAATCTGTATTTGGCGCATCAAAGCCTGTTGTCAAAACATCGCAATTAACCAAAGCTCTAATCTCTCCCTTCTTATAATCAGCTATTAACTTATCTCTTTGTAGTTGATTGGTATCTCCCGTCACCACTCGAGAGGCTATATTGTTAGCGTTCAAAATGCCGCTAACCATTTCTGCATGGTTAATACCAGCGCAGAATATAAGCCATTGTTTTCTGTTTGCGCCTTTAATTAAAACTTCTTGTATGGCTTTATTGGTTCTGCCGCTGTCGTTCATCTTGGCTTGTAAGTCCGTTTGAATAAACTCTCCCCCTCTCAAACCAATATCTTCTAACTCGTATTCAGTATCCATACACTTAGTTACCAGGGGTGATAAATAACCGTCATCAATCAAACGAATAAAGTTATCACCACTTCCAAAGTCTATTGCGACATCATCAAAAATAGATCCCTCACCTTCAGTTAACATGCCAGAGTTTAGTCTGTATGGAGTAGCGGTAAATCCAACCACGCGTAAGTTTGGGTTGCGTTCTTTAAGGGCGACAACGAGGGAGCGGTACATTCCCTCGCCGTCTTTTGGAACAAGATGCGCTTCATCAATAGCGAGGAGATCGAATAAGGGCAGTTGATCCACCTTGTTCCAAACTGATTGAAGCTGAGCATAGATAATATCGTTATCTGTATCCCTGCTTCCTAAACTGTTGCCATACAAACCTATATCTCCATAAGGCCAAGCATCTTGTAGCTTTTCGTAATTTTGAAAAAGTATTTCTTTAACGTGCGAAACAATTAAAGTTTTTTGTTTCTTTTGTTCATTCATATGCAGAACAAAGTCTGCAATTACATGAGACTTACCAGAGCCTGTTGGCATGACAACCAAAGGGTTGCCGTCTTCTATAGCAATATAGTTTTCCAACGCATCTAAAGCTTCTTGTTGGTAATCTCTTAACGGCATTTACTTCTTTTTCTTTTTAGGAAAAACTTTCTTTACAACTTTAGATAACTTGCCAGACTTCATAATTCGATCAAGCCTGTTAATTGTTTTAGCTTTTTTATTTTTCATCTTTATTTGCAAAATCAGTTTTAGTTTCTTTACCGCTTGCATATTTAATTTTTCTAAAATGTTCTCCAGCGCCTTTTTGATATTCATACCAAACTATTTTTTTATCATCTTCTTCGGCTTGAAGTTTCTTTCTTTGTTTCTCTACACTTTTTTTATACTGAGTCATTTTCTCTTGATCCCCCTGGTAATTGTTCAACGTCAAACCAACCGCACGGATAATTTACACCTCTCATTTGCCTTGACCTCGATATTTTTTACGCGTCTTACGTTTGTTAGTTCCAGCGCCTCGGCTAAGCCTTGAGTCGCCAATAGATGTTTTCTTTTTAATACTTTGTATTTTTTCTTTAATCCAAGTTTTTGCCATCGTCTTTTTCCTCTAGTTGTTTATAAAATTCTGCAACTGCCATTATCTCCTGCCAAGTGCCGTCGCTTTTAATACAGTTGGCCCGATGAGAAACAACAAGAATGTTGCCTACAACATAACCTTTGTTGTTATCTATTCGTTCTAAAGTTGGAGAGTTGTATCTATCTTTGTATCCATGTATAAGTTCAATTCTCAAAACAGGACATTTAAAATCTTGCGGCCATACGTCCCAAATATCTTGAGCCTTAAGAGTGCAAGGAGGCCAACCTCGATCTAAAGTTCTGCGCCTCGCTCCAGATAACATTTTATGCGCCCAGTACAAAGGTTTGTTTCTTTTGTTTTCGTTATAGCAAGATCGACATTCCCACCTAAAAGGCGGAGCTTTCTTTAGTTTTCTATTGGGAAAATTAACTGAGTTCAATTCTTTTGTTTCCTTGCATATAGGACATTTTCTCACTTTGAGTCAATAGCTTTTAAATATAGCTCTTGCCAAAATTTAACTTGATGTCTTAAGTCGTTGTTTTCTTCTGCTAGTTTTTCTAAATCTATTTGATTGTTATCGCCTGGAATACAAATGCTAAAAAATATTTTGTTCCTATCAACCTCTTGTTCAAACTTATCTCTTAATAAATCTGGTAAACCTTCAGCGTTTGGATCTACACCATCAACATAAAATGTAGCTCCTACTAAAACCTCTCGCTCTTTCTTTAGCTCTTTCATAAATGTTTATTCATCAACCAAATAAAATAAAGCAAGCCACCTACAAGGTAAGTGGCTATCACCCCTAAGATCCAAAGAAGAAACTCAAGCATCGCTTTTAAAAATGTATGCTTGTTTTTTTATTTCTTCGTTTGCATTTTTCCAAATATGAATAAACTCTGGAGCAGCGGGTGAATGCTCAACATAAACAGTTACGTCTCCAACTGTTATATAGGCAGACTCGTCAGATCTTTTATCTATCTTAATAGTCATTTGGATGCCTCCTTATAAGCATGCTCAAATAAAGCTGGGTGATGTTGACGAATGTACTCAACAAACTTGCTCAACCTTTCGGTTGATTGCATGTCATCTTCTACATCCGCAGTATGCTTGGGAGCTGGCAATCCTGGTTGTAAAGCTTTCATACCTTCCCTTATAAAATCTATTTCTGTCATTGACATAATCTTCTCCTAATTAATTATTTCACTAATAGTATAAAATTTAAGTTGCTTTGTAAACACCTTTTGATATACTAAGGGTATATTTATTTTGGAGAGCATAAATGACGATAGATAAAAAAATGTCAGATTACATGGACCACACCAGAGATTACTTACAACAACTGGTATGCCAGATCATTAAAGTTTATTTGCAATCAGGCGGGGTGGAGACAACTAACTCGGATGCAAACTTGCAGCAGATAGAAAACGACAGAAATCGTTTGGTTGATATGGTTAACAATCTAGCTGAAGTCGAGAAAAGAAAAGTTAAAACGCATTAACATGGTTGAGTACCAAGGCAAAAAAGTTACAGTTAGAACCAAAGTCAAACATGAATTGTCTGACGTGGTTATTGCTTGGGTCAATCAAGTTGTTAAAAATCCAGAGGATGTCATTGTTGATTGGAGTCAGATGACAGCAAAGGAACAAGAAGAGTTTGAAAGACAGGCTTTCTTGCTAGAGGGTAAACTCCACAAAGTTATCGGCGTGGCGTTTGCAGAAATAATTAGTAGTAGTAACTACACTAAAAAGATATAGGAGGAGATATGAGTAAGACAGGAGATTTACTTATCGATATTCAAGCAGATGCTCAGATAGTCGTAGGTGATTGCGATAACTTTCAAGAGTTTTGCGATCGCATGTATGACATCAATTATCTGTATTCACCAGGAATGATTAGACAGACCTGGGATGATTACAAAGAAGAGTGCCGTTGGAAATACGGCAACGGCTAATCGCGAACAGGCAATCATTCGGCTTGTATAAACAATAGAAGTGCAGTTGCGACGAGGTTTATTCATCCTCGTCTCCAGGGACTTTGAGGTGTAGTCTTGCAACGATACACACCTCACCTTTATTGGAGATAATATGTTAAAAGCAGACGGATTCGACGAAGCCATTATTGGTATGGCTGACGATATAGCAACAGGCGGCCACAGATTAATTTACGACGCCAATAAATGTATCGATATTCTTATTAAAGATCACGACATGAGCGAGCTAGAAGCCATAGAATATTTTGATTACAACGTCTCTGGATCTTACGTTGGGGACACTACTCCCATCTGGCTATACCCATATGAAGAATAATAAGATAAACTTTAGGTATGAAGATAGTAGAAATGAAGAAAGGCCCACCAACCATCGAAGAAGGTCGACGCAGACTCGATACACTCTTTGAAGATTTTATTTCCAGAGGAGCTGACGCAGAGTTTGTTGCCTTACTTATCTTTACTTACGGCGTAACCGAAACTCTCAATTACGCGCAATCGGTCGAAGAAGGCGTTAGAAAAATTGACGACATCCTCAACGCAGAGTTTGGTTTAGAAAAAGAAATTATCTTTACCCCCGAGTTCCTAACAGAAGAAAAAGATCCCGAATAGTTTTGTCAGAAAACTTTGACAAAAGTACCCCCTTTTGGGTCGAATCACGCGCGATTTGGCTTAGTTTTGTCAGAGTGTCAGAAGTCTCTGACAGCTGTAAAGGTGATAGTAGTAGGGTTTAGGCGTTTTGTCATATTGTCAGGACACCCCTTAAATAACCCTTATATTCCCCTCATAATTGTAAAATATAAGGGGGGGTAAGGAAAAGTATGACAAAAGTATATATATAGGTATATATATAATAATATATATATAATTATTTATTGTATTAGTAGTAGTTTCAGAGCATCTGATAGTTTTGTCAGAGTTTTGTCAAGAGCTCTGACAAAAGTAGGAGAAGATATGTATAAATTAGTTAAGAAATGTCGGGAAGTTTTACCGCCAGAAGTTATCGATTTGCTAGAAAGACCAGATGTAGTAGAATTAGTTAGGTATTTTAACGGAACGCTAATTAGCTATAAGGTGAGAGATGAGCAAGGACGAATCGAGGATCAGACAGAAAGTGAAGGTTGAGCCTACACTTGCAGATGCAGAAGATATGCCAGTTGAGTATATGAATCATAACGAAAAAAATCTAACCAAGCGTCAGCGTTTGTTAGTTTGGAATGCAGTCAACGATCCTACGCTGACTTTTGCGGAAGCTGCAAAGAAGGCAGGTTTTAAGAATCCAAAGGTTGTTAGCAGATACATGGGGCCTAACGGCAAATATCAGCATGTGTATCGAGAGTATGAAAGATTGATGGCGGAAGCGAAAAAGAAATTTGAGCTTACGCATGAGGGCGCAGTTGAGGATTTGTATAAGCTTAGAGATGATGCCTGGAGTGCAGGTAATTTTACAGCGGCGATTAACGCGCAGAATTTACTTTTAAAAGTCGGGGGCCTTATTGTTGATCGTCGGGAAGTATTGCATGGGAAGGTAGATCAAATGAGTCGGGGCGAGGTAGAAAGAAGGCTAGCAGATCTGTTAGGTAAGCAGGCTATAGAACATAAGTCGGGAATCGAAATTGAGGATTTGTCGGGATCGGGGGAAATAGAAGTCGGGGAAATTGTTGAAGAAACCATTGTCAAGAAATCTAAGAAGGCCAGACCTATACCAGAGGAAGCAAAAGACGAGGACGAGGATTAGTCCTCATCTTCGGTTATCATTATATATAAAATTGTCGCAATCATTAGTATAGTCGTAAGCTCAACAATTACTTCTAAAAAATTACTCATCTTCGTTCTCCTTTTTAAATTGTTCCATACGTTCTGCTAGCTCGTAATCGGACTCATCTTCCAGATTTAAACTGTTTAAAAACTTATCAAATAAATCATTCATCTTCGTTCTCCTCTAGGTCGTCAATATCTAATCCTTCTGCTAGATACTCGCAATTTGTTTCTGCTCTATAGGTAATTACTTTTCCATTCTCATCTTTGAGTTCGTTGCCGTCATCATCACATCTATAAAAAAGTAAATCCCATACTGCAATATTGTTGTAATCTGGTTTACTCATCTTCGGTATCCTGTAATTTTTTGTAAGTTATTTGAGCGTCTGGATAAAAATATTCGTCATCTGGCATACAAGTCATAGTTCCCTCGGCATAACTACAGTCAAAACAATATGACATATCTAAGTTTTTATTTGGTCGGGGTTTATTGAAATTAATATTTGCATTACCGCAAGACGCACAAACAGATATGCCGTCCTCTACAATTTCTTGATATGAATAATTACTCATCTTCGTTCTCCGAAAACATTTGATCTCGTTCTTCTTCAGTAGAGAACCATTCAATATCTAGTTCTTCTTCTAAATAAGTAT